GCGGCGGCCAGCGGCAGCCCGGTGTTCCAGCTGTCATTCGTGGCCATTAGACCGGCCAGAACTTCATGCGTCAGCCCGCTGTCCTTGCCCACCTCAGCGACCAGTTCGTCGTGCACGCGCAGGACGACCGAAAAGCCCTCGCGCATGGCCCGGCGGAAGCCGGACATGAACACGTCGCGGCTGGCACCCTGCGTGGCCTGCTCGAAGAACTTGCCGCCGTAAGTCTGGATGCGCTCCCACTTCCGGGTGTACTGGTTGATGCCCATGTACGACAGCTTCCCGTTGCCGACTTGGCCCGTGCCGCCACAGTTCGGGCACTTCAGCTTGTGCTCGACGTCGTTGTGGACGAACAGCACCCAACCATCGCCGTCGCAGCGCTCGCAGGTCTGGATGTCGATCTGCGGCTCGGGGTAGCAGATGTACCGGCCGCTGGGCAGCTTCATGCGCAGCCACGGCGCGCCGTAGGGCGCATCGACCACGTCCAACGTCAGGACGCCGCGCACGTTGAAGCTGTCGCCCGGGTTCTCGATCGCCTTGCGCGCCGCCGCCTCGAGGTCGTACCACATCGTGCGGATCGCAGGGTGCGCAGCGCGCCATGCCTTCACGATCTCGACGATCCGGTCCTCGCCCAGCTTTTCAGCCAGAGATCCCGCCATCTTGGTGAACGCGTTCGGGCCGCCCTGATACTGCAGCGACAGCTCCTGCACCTTGCCGATCTGGCGCATCGAGCCGTCGCCGTTCTTCTTGTTGTCGATCACCTCCTCGGGCTCGACGCCAAATGAGCGGCAGTACGCGACGATGTACAAGTCGTGCCCGATCTTGCGGTCGAAGTCGGCGAACGCCTTCAGCTTCCAGTGCTCGCCCGCCAACCACGCAGCCATGCGGCCTTCGATGTTGGACAAGTCGGCCACAGCCAGCGTGCTGCCTTCCTCAGCCACCAGACAGGCGCGCACGGCGCTGGTGCACAGCTCGACTACCTCATGCGGCGCGAGCAGCAGGTCTTCGCAGTCCAGCTTCATGGCCGCGATGCCCGCCACGATCGCCTCATAGGCCATCGACGCGCGGGGCAGGTTCTGGGGCTGGAACGTCCGCCCTGAATTGGAAACGATCCGCCCGTTCGCCATGAAGCGGTTGCGGGGGCCGGCATTGATTATGTCGTATGTCTTCATCGCGTATCTGCCTCTTTGTGCGCCGCGTTTCTGGCGCGTACTTTCTGCCCAAATTCTTTCCGGCGCTCCGGCCCCCAGTAGCGCACCAGCGCCGCCTGCTGTCGCTCCTTGCGGACGTCGTGGTCGATATGCTTGCGCGCCTCGGCCAGCTGCGCGAGGTGCACGGCGCGTTCAGCCTCCGACATCGCCGCGTGGCGGGCCTTTATGGTAGCCGATATTTTGGCGGCTATCGCCGCGCGTTTTTCGGGCGCCATAGCAGCCCAGTGCTGTTTGGCCGCCTCGCGCGATGCGATCCGCCCATGGAGCTTAGCCGCGGCGCCCTTCCGCTTTCGCGGGATGCGCTTAGGGCCTTCATCCGGCCTGCGCCGCCCGGTGCGCGCCATGCCAATGCGCAGCGCTCGCATCGACGCTTTGTACGCTTTGGCCGGGTTGTCCTTGCGCCAAGCGGACAGCACGCCTTCAATGCGTTCGCGGCTTTCCTTGTACGCTCCACTATTGCGCATGGAATGGCTCAAGCGCGCCAGATACTGCTCGCGCCAGACCGGATCGGCCAGCTTGGCAGCAAACGCCCGCGCGCCCGCACCGCTGTCGTGCTCACCGCCCGGCGACAGATTGTAGCCACGCTCCAGCCCCGCGATGGCGGCCACTTCGGCTCGCAGCGCGTCGTCCAGCACGTCGTACTGCGCGAGGGTTTCTACCTTGAACGCGTCCGCGCCGTACTTGCGAATTGCGGCAAGCAGGGGGTGCTTGTACCCTGTCGCCGCGCGCCGAACATGCTGCCCCCAGCGGGTTTTAACGGCCTGCCCAGTGAAGCCGACATAGGCGCGCCCGCTGGGCGACGTCAGCTTGTAAATTGAGTACCGTTTCCGCGCCACAACTTCAGCCCCTTGGCTTTAGCATCACCCAGTGTGACGCTGTCTGTGTCGTTTAGGTAGACCACATGTTTTGAGGTTGCAACCACATTATCGTGCTCGATGACCTCTTTGTCGCCGGAGTAGACGACGCCCTCATGCCCCACCCACTCGACGCCATCCCATACTAGGTCGGACGTCGTGACGCGCTCGATGGGCTTGGTGCCTACCGAGCCGTCAGCGCGTTTGACGAGGACTTCGGTGCCTTCCGCCAAGCAGTCGCGGCCAGTGCGCGGGGCTCCGCAGAACTGTAGCGTGCCGCGCAGGCGGTGATCCGACGACATGGCCCCGAGCAGGGCCTTGTACTTGGCCGGGCTGGTCGCCGCTGCCTGCTTGCGCAGCTCGAGCAGTTCGCGCACCGCCGGCGGCAGGTCGCCTGCCAGCATGGCGGCGACATCTGCCTTGGCCAGACCCGCGGCTTCGAAGCCCAGTTCGTCCTTCAGATAGGACAGCAGCCTACCGCGCTGGGTCAGCGCGGTTACCGCGCCTCCGGTTGCTCCGGCTGCAGTAGCGGCCAAAGCTCCCGAAGCTCGGTCAAAAGCTCGGAGAGCGGCGACGGCGAGCTCAGCATCGACGGCGAAGCCACGGTCGTTAACGTCTTGGTCGTACCGCCATAGTTCTCGCTCGCGCGGAGTATCGTTCCATCGTGGCAGCCGCGCGCGTACGTCTCTGGTCGCGTCCACATCGAGCCGGGCGTATTCGATGAACCGTTGCCACTCATCAGGATGCGTCTCCCGCGTTGCGCGCCTAAGCTTCATATTCTTCGGGCGCGGTTTGGTAAAGAGCTGGATCAGCTTTTTGCCGTCCTTGTCCTTGGCCTTGTCCTGCGGCACGCCCAGCACATCGCACAGCTGCCCCAACGAGCCGGGCAGGCCGTGCTGCAGCGCGAGGACCATCGTGTCTTCGATCTTGTCGGTGGGGATCACCACGCCGTGGCGGCGCAGGACGGTGCGGTCGAAGGCGCTGTTGTGGATCACGACCTTGTCGGCGCTGTCGATAAGCGTCTGCAGGCTCTGCGCCCACAGCGGGTGATCCTGCGTCTCCCAGACAGCCACGGGACCGTCGTCTAGCGCCACCTGAACGAGCAGCACTTCCGCGCCTTCAGCGTAGCGGTGCGTGCCCGCAGTGATCGGCGTCTCGCAGAAGGTTTCAATGTCGAGTGTTAGCGTAGCCATTATTTGTCCTTTGCCCTGAAGGACCGCGCGGCGGGTTATCAGCAACGCCGGAGACTACCAGCTCCGCCGCGCGATCCATCAGGGGAAAGGACGCGCCGCCCACCGGGGAGGGTGACGGGCGGCGCGCCTCAGTTCATAGCATCACAGCAGATCGAAGCCAAGGTCCAATCCGAGTGCGTTTGCGTAGGTCGCAAGCAGCGCGTAGTGCTCCCTGCGGTCGTCCGGCTTGCGCTTCCGTTCACGCACCAGCTGGCGCATGATCTTCACGTCGTAGCCCACCGCCTTGGCCTCAAGGTACACGTCCTTGATCTGGTCGGCCACCTCCAGCTTTTCAGCTTCAAGGGTTTCCACGCGCTCGATCAGAAGTCGCAGCCGGTCGTCGGTGTTTGAGATTGTCATAAACTGCTCCAAGATGTTCGCCGAACTATGCGGCTTATGTGGGCTTGGCGGACGCCGTATTCATCAGCTAGGTCAATCTGCCGAACGCCCCCAGCGGAATACGACTTGCGTATCGCTTCTACTTGCCCCGGCAATAGCACGACGTTGGGGTTGGCAGAGCCTTTACCGGAACGCCCGTGGGCTATCCGGTCCCGGCTGTTGTCCTCGTGCGTCCCCCAGTACAAATTTTCGGCGCGGCAGTTGAGTACGTCCCCGTCACGATGAAGCGCTAGCATCCCTTCGGGGCGCGGGCTTGAGAAATGTTCCAGAACCAGATGGTGCAGATACGCCGTGGTCTTGCGGCCATCGTCGTAACGCAAAGTCACTCGCAGGTAGCCCATGGAGCACGTATTCCGCGAAGGGCTGTGAACTCTCGAGCCGCGCCGAAAGCGACCGAGGTCCGACACCTCGTAGAGGCTTGCGCCGCGCACGATGCGCCAGACCTCGGTCGTAGGCATCAGAGCACGCCCTCGGCGTCGCCGACCTGCTTGGTCAGACCCGAGAAGTCGTCGGCCGACGCCGGGGCAGCCCCACCGCCGAAGCTCTCGCCAGCGCCGGCATACATCACGCCCAGCAGCGAGCAGTTGATGCGGCGGCCGAAGCTGTTGTCCTGCGCCCAGAACTCGACCTTGGCGTTCGTCAGCGCGCCGCTGTACACGGTGCGCTCGATGTCCTGCTTGGTCGTCAGCTGCTTGCCGTACTCGTCGAACACGGTCGGCTGGGGCTTGTTCGCCGCGGTGCGGGTGCCGAGGTTGAACTTGCCCTCGAAGCCAGCGTACGGCTTGCCGGTCTTCTTCGAGACGTAGGGGCGGCGCTCGAACGCAACCTTCTTGTCCTCGGTCAGCATTGCCAGAATGGCTTCGCCGTCTTCCTTCCACTTGGCCTTGGCGACCGCGAGGATGGCGGCTTCGATCTCGGCAACCATCGCGGTGTTCTTCGGGTCGATCACGAAGCGGCCGCCGTAGGCCGGTTCGCCTTCACCGATCGCCTGCGGTTCGGCGAGAGCCGGGAAAGCGATCTGGACGTTCTTGAGCATCAGAATGGACATGGTATTTTTACTCCGTAATTGCCAGCGCCGCAAAATCATCGGCGGTGGCGGTATGGACGGCCAGTGCTGGCCGCTTGTCGTCCGCTTTCGCGACCGACGGTTTGCCGGGGTTGCGGGTGATGAGCTTCTGGAGCTTCTCCCACTTCGCCGGGTTCTGTTTGAGCACCTTCTCAGCAGCCGTGGGGCTGATGATCTTGCGCTCATACATCTCGTCTTGCTTCAGCCGCATCGACTTCATCGCGGCCTCCGCCTCGTCTTGGCTGGTCCACTGCCGGTTGCCCAGCTTGCCCTCGACCAGCTTGTATCCGGGCACGGTATCACCCCGCAGCAGGCGGCGTTCCACCTCGGCGCGGATCGCCTTGCACCAGTCCTCAACCAGCCCGACCTTGGCCATGGCCATGGACAGGTAGTTGTCGCCCGCGCTGCCAAGCTCGTCGGCGGCGTCCGGTGTGAACTGGGCGAAGTCCTCGGCAGTCGCGGGCTTGCCGCCCACCACCTCGGTCACCTCGGCCAGCAGCGCCGGGCAGCTCGCCTTGGCCTTGCAGAAGCGGCACTGCTTCTCGCCGGGCTTGAACCATTCGCCGTAGGGCCGGATCGGCCCGCTGGTGTTCTTGTGTTCCATGGAGACGTGCTCCATGGCCAGCCCGACGTTCGACGCCGCCGCTCGCACCTCGTCCGCGAACCGCAGCAACTCGGCCACGCTGATGTGGTACTCGCTGACATGGTTCAGGCGCGGCATGTGGATGTACATGCTGACTGTGTCGAAGTCCGCCAGCACGCTGTACGCCTCATAGGCGCCTAGCGCGTACATCTGCAGCTGGGGGTTCTCGATTGCGTCGACCTGCACACCCATGCCGTACTTCAGGTCGACCACGGTCAGGTTGCGCTCGGCCCCGTTGATGATGACCGCGTCGGCGGTGCCGGTTGCCCCAGTCTCGCCGGTCAGGTGCCCGATGGGCACCTTGCGCTCCACCAGCAGGGTGCGCCCTGCTGCCAGCTCGCGGACCAGCTTGACGTAGTTGCCGACGTGCGCCGCCATGGTCTTGTCGACGGTGAACTTGCGCTCGCCGACGTGGATGACCTCGCCGATGTACTCGTCGGCCTCGGTCTTGTCCTGCAGGACGTAGGCCGCGAGGGTGTGTGCCGCCGTGCCTTCGTCCGCATAGGCACTGCCCTGATCGGGGTAGTCCGCCTCTAGGACGACGCTGCCGGGGCACGCCATCCAGCGGTGGGCCCCCGAGGGTGACAGCTTGGCGTGGTATTCTCCGTCGCTCACAGCTTGGCCTTCAGTGCATCAACCAGTTCGCCCCACTGGGCCGGATCGACTTCGCTGGCGCGGGTGGCGCCAAACTGCGACAGCACCTCGGACACGGCTTCCTTGCCGATCTTGCCGACAGCGTCGATCACCACCGGCGCGACGTCGTTTTCGAAGTCCAGCGCAGCGGGCTCGTCAGAGGCGGAGCTTTCGGCGGAACTGTCGATGGGCTTCGAGGTCTCGGACTGCGCGCTCGTCTCCGGCTGGGCAATTACAGTATCGCTCGGCGACGATGCCGTCTCCGCCGCAGCGGCAGCAGCGTTTCCCACGTCTTCCTGCGGTTCCTCGGCCTTCGCCTTGCGGGCGCGCTTCGGCTTGTCTTCCGCTTCGCGCACTTCCGGCATCACCGGGTCGATGGCGGGGGCGCCAACCGGCTGCGCGTGGAACTGGCTGGCCAGAGCCAGCAGCTTGCCGCCCAGCTCAGACAGGCTGTCGGCGTTGATCTCGATCTTGTAGCTCATATCGTATCGCTCCTTGGTCTTTCAGGAGAGGCGTGGGCGTCCGGCGGGTAGCGTTACTTCCCGGTCGGCTGTTCTCGGTGATACCACTCACCGCCACGCCTCACCTGAAAGCCGGGGGCCGGAGCCCCCGGACAGTCAGGCCGCGATGGTGTAGCCGGCAGGCACGCCGACAGCCAGCTTGCGGCCCGTCGCGGAGAACTCAATCGTCTCCGCGATCTTCTCCGCCTTGGCGTACTGCTCGAACGGCCAGCCCGCCGCCTTCACCGCGCCGACCAGATTGACCAGCGAGTAGTACAGCTGGGCGTTGTTGCGCTGCCGGGCAGCGTTGTCCAGCGCGAGGTCGTGCTGTTCGAGTGCGCTGCCTGCACCTTCGGTCGGCTTGGCGCCCTTGGCGAGCAGGTCTTCGATCCCGGCAACGATGTCGTTGATGAGCTGGTTGACGGCGCGCTGGCGGTTGTCGCCTTGGATGGATTGCAGGTCACGCATGGGTCTTGTTGTCCTCGTGGTTGAAGCGGAAGGTTCCGCGAAAGGCTTCGAAAGTGTAGTCGCTGTCCGCCAGACGTTCCGCCATGGCGATGGCCAGCTCAGGGTTGATGCCCTCTTCCCGAGCGATGAGCAACAGCCGATAGGTCGACATCGCGCTGTAGTAGGTACGATCGTGGGTCACTGTGCTCTCCCTCAGAACCCAGCCAGCTGGGCGTTGTACTCGCCCGCAACGGTGCGGGCTTCGGACTTGCTGGCCACCTCGATCTCGAACAGGACGATGCGGGTGGTCGCGTCGATCCGCACCAGCCTGAGGCTGGCGGGACCGTTGTTGTCGCGGCGGCTGAAGAAGTGGGCGGTGATCTTGCCGAACATGCTCGCCTCCTTACGCCTTGCGGGCCACGACGCGCACCGAGGTGCTGCCCTTGCGGACCTTCTGGTTCTTGCTGAACCACCGGCCGTCGACGCCCAGCTCGCGCAGCTTGGCTTCGGCCGCCTTCGGGTCGATGCTGGTGCTGTCGGCGGTGCGGACGACGGTGGCGCGGAACAGCGAACCGTCGATGGCGTCTTCGCCGCTTTCGATCAGACGCTTGACCAGATCGGCCTCGACTTCCTTCAGGCGGGCGATCTCGGCCTTGACCTCGCCGAGGCGGTCAACGACAGCGACGGTCAGGTTGATGGTGTTGGGTGCGGTAGCCATTTGAGTATCTCCGTATTTGCATTGCTGATGCCCCCTCTTAGCATGTGCTGCGGAGGGCGCAAGCACTATTTGCACTTTTCTTGAAAATTATTCGAACAGCACCACCAGACCGCGCTCGATCGCCAGCGGGCCGTCCTTCTCCTTGGCCAGCATCCCCAGCGCGCGGGTGACGTGCTGGCGGCGCGTGTCGCGCTTGCCGTCCTCCGGCGGCGGCAGCATGTCCGCAGCCAGCTTGATAAGGTCGTCCTGCCGGATCGTCTGGACCTTGGTGTCCAGCGTCTCCAGCACCTCGAGGATGTGGTTCTCGATCCGGCCCCGGCGGCGCACGCCCTTGCTCTCACGCTCAGGCGCGGCAACGACCTCGGAAGGCACCGCGACGCACGACGTGATCGGGTCACCGTCCTCGTCGATCCCGACCTGCAGTACGTCCAGCTTGAAGCCGAACTTGGCCCCGTCCTCGCCGTCCTTCATCTTCTCGATCCGCACGTACCGCTGGTTGCCAACCTCGTCGCGGACCACCTCCAGCTGCGCCTCGGCGGCCGCCTTGATGCCCGACCAGCCCCGCGAGCCCCGCGTCAAGTCTTTGCCTGCGTGGTGGACCGCCGCAACCGTCGCGCCAGTAGCGTTCTGGATCGCCTTGATGTTGGCCAGCACCGGGCCCATGTCCTCGCCCGCGTTCTCGTTTGCGCCGGGGGTGACCTGCGCGAGGGTGTCGATCACGACGAAGTCGTACGGGCCGAAAGCGGACAGGCTCTTGACCAGCTCGCTGACGTCGTCCTGCTCCAACAGGTTGGGGGCGGCGGTGATGACGTCGATGTCCAGCGTGTCGCGGTCGATCTGGTAGTGGTCGCAGTACGCCTGCAGCCGCTTGCCGATGCCCGCGCCGCCTTCCGCCGCGATGTACAACACCCGCCCCTTGGCGACGCGCTTGCCGTTCCAGTCAACGCCCCGGGCGATCGCCGCGCACAGGTCCAGCGCGACAAACGACTTACCAGCGCCCGACGCCCCGAACAGGATGATCGGGTCTTTCGTGCGGGGCAGCACGCCCTTGATGAGCCACTGCGCGCCGGTGTTAGCCTTCAGGTCGCGCTGGCGGATGACCGGGAACTTGCCGTCGAAGTCGGCCCGGCTGGCCTGCTCAGCCACCTCGCGCAGCGCTGCGGCGTCGACCGGCTGCTGCTGATGCTGCTTCACCAGATGCTTGACGGTGGCCATGGTGATCTGCTTGCGGCCCGGGCCCGCGCGCCGGGTGAAGCTGTCCCACTGCGTCTGCAGCGCCTCGGTGCCGGGGTACTTCGACCCGTAGGACGACCACTCGTCCCACAGCTCGAACCCATCGCCCTCGTCGTTGCGCTCGTGGTGCAGGGCCATGCCCACCCTGATCCAGTCCTCGCGGCCCATGTCCGGGTCCAGCTGCTGGAGCAGGTCGTAGCACTCGTCCGCGCTCAGCCCGAGCTTGGGCTCGTAGCCCGCCATGAAGTCGTCGCTGGGTACCGCCGGCGCGCTGCTACCGAACCGCTGGGTGCAGAAGTCCTCCAGCGCCGGGGTCACGCGCCCGATCGTGTTCTCCAGCCCCAGCACGTCGACGTGCGGCAGCCGGTTGCCGGTCAGCGTCACGAAGCCGGTCGTGCTGAACGTCTCGGCCCCGTAGCGCGTGCCGTCGCCGTGCGACTTGCGGTTGCCAAGGTTGCCGCGCAGGAGCGCGCGGATGCCGCGCCCGCTGGGTGAGAACTCGGCGTAGGTCGAGCGGATCAGCGCCATGACTTCAGGGTTGACCACCCCGCCGTCGACGCAGTCGTCGAAGTCCAGCGCCGTCAGGTCGTAACCGTCGAGCAGCGCCATGCCCACCCCATCCATGCCGCGCTTGGCGGCTTGGTCACGGGCGATGGCGAATGTCGTCAGCTTGGCGCGGTCCTCCGGCGAGCCCTGCAGCCCGACCCGCTTGTTGCCCAGCGGGTAGTAGGGCACCTTGAGCGGCTTCAGACCGTCAGGGTGCGGCTCGTACCGCCAGCACAGGAAGACCGGCAGGTCGACCAGCGGCTGGGGGATTTCGAGATCACGGATTTCCGGCCTGATAGTGTGCACGTTTCCTCGCACGTCGTATTCCTCCCCGGCGTGCTTAGAGAACGTCCAGCTGGTCGGCCACCTGCAGCGCCCGCGCGAGCGAGGGCTTGATGAGCTTCGTGCGCGGCACCTTCGTCAGCGCCTCGATCTGGATCGCGCGCTCGAGGGGCACGCCGCCGGCGCGGAACCACGCGTAGACGGCCTGATGCTTGACGCCCAGCGCCTTAGCAAACGCCATGATGCCGCCGCCCCGATCGATGGCGTCACGCAGGTGGGGCAGCTTTTCATTGTTGGTCATGTCGGTTCCTGCAGTGAAGGTAAATCATGATGCCAATGGCTGCGCACCACAGTGCAGCAGCCCCGGCCCAGTCCATGCCAGTCATTCGAACGTCTCGCCCTTGGGGCCCAGCCGCCCGGTCTTCGGGTTACGGAAGTGCCCCTCGCGGATCAAGCGCTCCAGCCGCGCGATCTTGGCGTCACCGATCTGGTTGCCGCGCTTGGCCGCAGCCAACTCGCCCAGCACTTCCTTCAGCGCGCGGCCGACGCGCTTGGCCTCGTCCTTGACCTTCTCAGCCTCCTGCCGGGCCTCGGCGACTTCACGTTCGAGGTCGATCAGCTGGCCCCATGGCCAGAAAATGGTCTTCAAGCTCATCAGTTCTTCTCCCCTTCGAGGTACTCAACAATGGCCACGGCGACGTCGTCGTAGTGCCGGGCGCGGGTAATTTCGTGGTGCGTGTTGCCGTCGACCGCATACAGCTCGTGCGTCGCACCGAGGTCTTCAACCCGCAGGTCGGTCTCGTCATCGTCGGCGTACACGGTGAAGGTCGGCTGCTCAAAGTCCCCGTCTTCGACCACGTAGACGTTGCGCGAGGTGGCGCGCTTCAGGGCGTTGTTGAGCTGGGTCTCGGTGTAGATCGGGTTGTCCACGGGGTTGCTCCGTTGCGTTGCTGTGCCATCCTGATAGCGCAGGCGTTTGCAGGGTGCAACCCCTTATTTGCACTTTATTCGTCTTCTATGCCCCAGAGCAGACCGACGATAAAAAGGCCGAAGTGTAGGGTGAAATGCCCCCGGTCCCAGCGCACACCGAGCAGCAGATCGGTCGGGGTGAACCCGAACACAAGCATGGCGCTGTTGACCCGGATGCCGAAGGCGTAGGCTTTGCTCACGGTGCGCCGTGTGGTCTGCATGTCAGTCATCCTGTTCGCTTGCGCAGTCGGCGCAGTAGTGGTTGAAGGGCGCCTTCCGGCGGCCGCTGAAGTGGCCGTTGATGCGCACCGCGCCGCCCTCGGCCTTGATGCCCTCGATCGTCTCGGCGAAGCTGTCGCCCTCGTAGATTTCGTCTCCGCACTCATCACATTCCGCGGTGAACGTGTCGCCGCAGGCGTTGCTGGTCTGTCTCACGGCCATACGGGCCTCCTGTCTCAGTTCGGGGGGGGAGTGACCCCGGAAGTGTGCTTCACTACTTGCTAGCGTCCTAGCTTTCGCATCGAGAGGCATCCGGGGTTCTATGCTGGCACCATACACCCACGCGAGGGGTTAGGCAAGGTGGGGCTGGCACATAGGAAAAGCCAGCCCCATGATCGCGTCTAGCACCGCGATCAAACATCATCCAATGCAGGAACGCGGCTTACCACAACGCGAACTGCTTTGCCATCCATCCAGAAATCAAGGCAGGCTTCACCAAATCCCATGCCGGTGTCGATGGAGCCATTGTCTGCGAACGGCGTCAATGCCGTTCTGGCGATCAGCGCAACCGCTGTCACCTGATCTTCGGGCGGCTGCTCTAGGGCGCTTACTAGGTCAAGCATGGCGCGCATCCGTTCGCTGCCGTCCATCATCCTTCCCCCACGATCTTGGCCGGGTCGAGGGCGCGGATTGCTTCGCGCAAGGTTCGCCGGGTCCATTGACCAACAGTTTCGCATTCGCCCGACGGCGTCTTACTTGGCGCAACGGTTGCCGCCGCCTCAAGCGCCAACCGCGCGCCTTCCAGCTTGCCGCGTTGCTCTGCTGCGATGCGGTGGCGGGCAAAGGCTTGGACCATGCTGTGATCGTCAGCATCTCCACCCAGTATGCGATTGGGGATTACCGGGTTTCCGCTGCACCAAGCATAGTAACCCGATGCCGCCGCCTCACGATCCTCCTGCGTCACTTCAACCATCATGCGTCCTTTCCAAAGCGCTGCTCAATCTGCCGCGCGTAGTAACCGGGGTAGTTGTCGCTAGTCCTGCCGTGCTGCTGGGCGCGCAACCACTCCACCACATCGGCAATCGCCTGCTGGTAGCGCTTGTCGCCGTAGTCCCGGATCACGGCGTCACTGGTGCGGGCGTTCCATGCGGCCATAATCGCCAGTTCTTCGGCGCTTGTAATGGCCGACCGTGACGCTGCAAAACGCAGTGCGCTATTAAGTGCCTCGAAAGTCGTTCGCTCACTCTGCATCACTGCCTCCTGCGGGCGGGGTGTGGGCTGCATCGCTGCTCGTTTTATTTGGCCGCGAGCGTCTTCAGATTTCTGCTTGTCTCTCTCAACGAGTTCGCGCCACGATAATGGTCCGTGCGTCATGCGTTGGTGTCCTTATCTTGCGCGCGGAGGGTGGTGGTCATCACACACCCCGCGCTTTGAGTGCGGCGGCTGCGAGGGCTAGGGCGGGGGTTTCGCCAAGTGCCAGAAAGTTCTCTTTCCAGAACAGCCCAGCATCGTCTTTGAAATACCGATCAACGCTGGCATAACCGACTGGCCGTTCTGTTGGCGCATGCGCATCGGCCCAAACGGTCCTGACCATAGAAAGGCATCCCTCCGGCACCAGCATTTCAGCGGCGCTCGTCCATGCTTCGGCGTCGAGCATTCGGTGAAAGCGGTTCCAGCGCTTAACCCACACATCAGGATTAACGCCGGTCGGGACGTAACCCCAGACCCAGACCGCTTTAGCGGCTTCAAGCAATAGCGATCCGCTCGGCCCATCAGCGCTTTCGAGGCGCGCTATCAGTTCAGCGGTCATTGGGGTTCTCCAAGTGCTGCGCGGGCGTTTGGCGGGTATTTATCCCAGTCAACGACGCCACCCGCCTCTAATGTTGTCGCTATTTCGTCGGCGTCTCCACTATCCGTAAGGCCATACAGCCCACGACGCAGCGAGCGGTTAGCCATACGCAACCGCGCATTCTCTGCCCGCAGTTCGCGGATTTCGGTGAGGATGGCGGGGAGGGAGTTGCGGGCGGCGACGATCAGGGCGGCGTTAGTCGTTGCCTCTTTCCACGAAATCCGCCGCTCGGAATAGCCGGCTTCGTTCCAGTTGTGTTGGCAGTAGGCGAGGAATGTTCCAATCTCGCCAGCTTTGCCGGGAAGGCAGACCGCCGTCGCGTGATCGCCCGCGTCGATAGGATCAAACTCCGTCACCCACTCCCCCGGTGTAGCAGCCGCCAACAGCCGCTCAAGTTCGTCAATGTCAACCATCACTCGTCCTCCATACTAAGCACGATCTCAAACGTGCGGCCTGCCCAAGCAAACTTAATCCGGGCGCTGCAATCCGGGCAGAAGGTGCGCAGCTTGTCGGCGTCTTCGATGATCCGCGCGCCTAACTCGGCTGCGAACTCTGGCTCAGGTTTAAAATCGTATGTCATCGGGGTTCCAGTCGTAAATGTCCCAGCCAAAGTTCAGCCAGAGCCAGTGGCGGAGGGTGGGGTTCAATATCTGTCATCCCAGTCCTCGCTATCATCCAGTGGCGCCGTGATGATCGCATAGAGGACAACCGAGAAGCTGACGATCACAGTGGTCAGCACTATGGTGACGGCGATAGTCTGCGGCGTGGTCATTTCTTCTTCCTCTCTTCCTCACGGGCCTTACGCCGCTCCTCCGCAACCTGCCATGCAGGCGCGCCGCTGATAGTCGCCCCGCGCCCAAGGCGGGGCAGGGGGCGCAGCTTGCGCTCCCAGTGCCGGGCGAAGGGGCGGCTCATCGCAGCGCCTCCGGGTCGATGCAGACGATCTTGCCGTAGACTTCGGCAGGCACCTTGCCGTGCAGCACACACGCCTGCTGCGCGGCGCGCTCGGCGTCGATGCGTTGCTGGTCGGTAGCAGCGGCCCAGATCAGGGCGCCGATCAGCCCGAAAAACAGGCCGGACGCCATGTAGGTGAAGCCGTGCAGCTCGAGGTGCCGGCCGATGCGGGCCCGGATGGTGGGTTCGTGGTTCTTGTTCATGGCTCTGTCCTCAGGATACGCGCCAGCAGCGCACGGTGTTGTCGTCGATCAGGCGGGTCGTGAACTGGGCGTCGGAACCACGGCGCTTGCGCCATGCCTTGGCCGCAGCCATGATCGACTTCTGGCGCCGATCGGAGTTGTTCTCGGTCACGCCCCGATCCCGCGGGCGGTCGAAGTGGTCGCCCACCGCCATGTCGTCGAAGGGGTAGTGCATGCCACTGCGCTGCCGGGGCGGGATGGGCAGCTGCTCTGCCGGCGGCTCCCAAGCCGTGGTGGTGCGGTAGCTGTCCGTCGCCGTCTGGCTCGCCTGCGTGACCACGCTGACGCTGTGCCTAGCGCGCAGCTGCTCGATAGCTTCGGCAGCGGTGCTGCTCCAGACGCGCGCGGCGGCGATCGCGTCAACCAGCGCCTTGTCGCGGATGCGGGCCTCGTATGCGTTCCAGTCAGCCATTGTTCGATCCTTCCAGTGCGCGCAGCATGCCGATCAGGACACGGCGCGGGATGAAGATGTGGTGTTCAATCTCTGCGTCGCAGATGCGCAGGGTGACGTCGGCGTGGGTCTGCAGGGCGTCGCCGGGGACCGCGTGCGTCACGGACTTGACCTGCGAGCCGTCGGCCCAGCGGATGGTCAGGGTGCGGATGTCATCCATGGATGATGCCCTCCGCGATCAGGGCCTGCGCCTTACGGCCGAACCAGCCCTGCAGGCGGTAGGCCAGACCCGTGTCGTGCAGGTGCTGCCACGCCTCGATCAGTTGCTCGCGGCTGTCGGCTTCGATGAAACCTTCGGCCAGACCGGTGGCGGTGAAGTCGTCCATGTCAGGTACTCCGTATTCGTTGCTGATGAAGCCCTCCTAACCCATCGCGCGCAGGTATGCAAGCACGTAATTGCACTTTTCTTCCACCCAGTCGAAAATCTTTTCCCACCAGCGCAGCTTCGGCTCCCAGAGGGCCCTCTCGGGGCCGCAGAGCTTGGCCTTGCCTTGGCGGCCCCAGTAGGGGCTGTCGTACGCATCGGGCGCGCCCCCTACGCCCTTTACCAGTGGTTGGTGGCAGTACCCATTCAGGTACGCGGGCTTGTGCCACCGGCAGCCCACGCACCGCGGCTTGGCCGCCTCGATCCGGGCAGCTTCCTCTGCTGCGCGCCTGCGCTCGATGTCGGCCAGCAGCTCGGCGTAGGCCGCCTCGCAGTCGGCAATGATCTGCTCCTGCGTGCGCTCGCCCCCAGCGGCGGAGGCAACCGCCGCACGATCGATGGCGTTCTGCAGGGTTTGCATGCCGCCAAGCACGGGCCGCGAGTTGATGTACGTGTTCTTGAACAAGGCCATCGCCCGCCGCTGGGCTTCGATCTGATCGTGCGGGGCCACCGCTCAGCCCTTCAAGCTGTCGCGCACGGCGAGAAATTCCTCGGCGGTGGCGAGGATGGCCTTCACGTAGCCGATGTCGGTATCGTCCAGCTCGCCGGGCGAGACTTTATAGCCGGTATGCTCAATGTCGTAGAACCGCTGCAGGACGGCGCGGTAGGGCTCGTAGTCGGGCGCGACCAGCTCGGGGAACCGCTTGCTGGCCTCGTCCCTCCACGCCTCGAGCTCGGCGATCTTGGCGCGCAGCTCAGCGACCTGCGGAGGGGCGCCGGGCGCTTCGGCGGTGCTGGGCACGTTATCCTCGCCTGCGCACAGGATGTAGTGGTAGTAGCGGCCCACGCGCTGGCGGGCGACCATGCCGTGGTCGTGCATGCGGCTCAGCACTCCGCTGATGCCTGTAGGGTCGTGCCCGAGCGCCTCGGCGATGCTGATGCTGGTCGCCCCGGGGTGGCCAGCGAGATACTGGACGACTGCGCGGCGGATGTCGGTGTTGTTGGGTTTGCTAGCGGGCATTGCTGCGCTCCTTCTGCTTGAGGGTGTGTAGGATCTTGGGGTGCTCACGATACAGTGCCTGCAGCAGCGCGTTGCTGGCGAGCTCCATGTACTTGCGGTAGCGGGTGTCCTTGCCGGGGATGTCCTTGGCTTGATAGGTCGACATTGGTCAGTCCTTCTGCACGATGCGGTAGGCGACGATGTCGAGATCAGCGTAACCCGTTCCGTAGCGCCAGCGCAGGGAGCCAGCGTACGCTGCTGGGTAAACCGTGTCTGGCGTGCCGCGCATCTTGTACCGCACCTCTGTGCTAGGCGGCACCGGGCACTCGCCGCCATGCCAGTTGATCCAGCCGTCGCCCTTCGGCGCGTCGCGCAGGGCGATGACCTCGTCGGCGACAGCGAGCAGGCCATCGATGGTGGAAAGGTCGTAGGGTTCCATCGGCTTTTGGACGTTCACGGCCACCTTGAAGGTCTCGTAGAACTTCTGCAGCACAGCGCGGTAGCGCTCGTAGTCGATCTCGGGCTCTGGCAGGACGACGCCGTCCGGCAGCTTGTCACGGTTGGCGCGGCCCAGCTCCAGCCACGCTTGGGGGTCAAAGTCGGTCATTGGTCAGTTCTCCTGTGTTGGGTGGGGCTGGCAGGTGCGCATCTACCAGCCCCGGTTGCGTCGTTGCCGGGCATTCGCAGCGCCAATGTTTGTACCCAGTCCCCCGCCGCCGCTTGTTCCTGCCGGTGCCCGGCCCTCGCCGCCGACGCGGTCGATGGATGGAATCACCGGGGGTGGGTGTCTTGTTCGTCAGCCCTCCGCTTTGCGGTCACGAAGCGCGGTGCGCAGCACCTCCAGCTCCATCTCCGCGCGACGGGCCCGTCGGTCGGCCTCGACCACAGCGGCCTGCGCCGCATCGAGCAGCTTGGCGAAGGGGTTGTAGAACTGGGTGATGAGTTCGTCCCGGGCGGCTGCGAAGCGGCGCTGCGCGTCGGTCATCACCATGTCACTGGCCCTCCGCTTCGAGGGCGCTGTCCAGCCGCTCGCCGTCGAGGACGAAGAAGCGGGAGGGGTCGAAGCGGCCCCATGCCTTGGAATTCGGGCCGTGCAGCTCGCCGCACTGGTCGGTCACGTTCCAGACCGCGATGCAGTCCTGCTCGAGGTCGTGGGCGACGCGGAAGATGTCGTACATCGACGCGTGGGTCACGCCACGGATCACGAGCGTGCGCTCGGTGTCGGACTGCACGGTGACCGCGTCGAAGATGCCGACGTCGCGCTTGCGCAGGGCGGCCAGCGCTTCCTGCACGCTGATGTCGCGGGTGTCGGCCGCGTCGCGCAGGCCAATGTTGAGCAGGACGACCGCGTCGTTGGCGCGGCCGACCCGGGTGTAGGCGGTGTCGAGCTGGATGCGGGTGGGCTTGGGCATGTGGTGTACTCCTGTATCTGGTGTCAGAACATGTCGGCGGTGGGGTGCCACTAGGAGTAGCTCTGGCCCTCCGCTTCGGCTGTCCGGGCGCGCCGCTCGGCAGCAAGCTCACGCTTGAACTTGCGCACGTACACGGCGTTGAACTGCCGCAGGGCTTGGAACAGCGTGTCGAAGCGCGCCTTGGCCTGCTGCCAGCGCGGATCGGCCTTTACGTGGTCGGGGGTCAGGCCCATGGGCCCCGTGCCGCCCAGTTCGTCGGTCAGGGCCTTGAGCTCCGCGGACGCGGCGCGCAGCCGGGCGTCGATCTCGTTGCGGTGTTGGGTGGCGATTTCGAAGATGGTGACCTGCATGTGGTGTACTCCGTATTGCGTTGCTGATGTACAGCGTATTGCACGTATCGGATCAGGGTGCAAGGGGGTGGTTGCAATTATTTCGGTTCAGATAGCCATCAGACCCAGTCGGCGTGCGCGAGGATGCGCTCACGGATGTGGCCGAGCCTGTCCCGGGTGCGCGCGATCGAGGCGTCGCGGTCGAGGCCGTAGAAGTCCTCCGGGTCGGCATCGGCCCGCTGCAGGTCGTAGAGCTCGACAGCGGCCGTCTCGAAGGCGCAGAGCAGGCTGTTGAGGTCAGCGCGGCGCTGCTCGCGCTCCAGCTCGTTGGCCTGGGGCAGAGCGGCGGTCACGTTGAAGATGATCTCCTCAACCTCGCGCACGGCCTTGGGGCCGATGCCGTGCTGCTTGTGGAGCTGGCGGTTGATGATTGCCATCTGCGCCTCGTGCAGGGTGCGCACGCCGCAGTCCTTGAGCGCCTTCAGCGTGCGGACGCTGAGCTCGACCTGCTCGATGCCGATCGAACGCAGCCGACCGTCGAGCGCGTTGATCATCAGGTTCAGGCGGGCGTCTACGGTCATGCTCTCAGTCCTCCTCGGTCTTGGTAGGGGCGCGCAGCTGGAACGGTGCGCTGCCGTTGTAGGGGTGGAACCACGCGCTGCCGTCGCTCATCTCGACGCGCTCGCCTGCGTAGGCGTCCTGATGGCCCTTGCGGGTGGCGGTGCCACGGGTGGTGCTGACGATGGTGGGCTGGTTGGTCATGGTGTCAGGCTCCCTTGATCTGGGCGACGTAGTCGCGGCCCGAGAGGTCGATCACGCCGCCACGCGCCGTCGAGCGGAAGCAGGGGGCGCTGATGTTGTCCGGCAGCATGCGGCTGATCTGCTGGATGATGGCGCGGGCGGCGAGGTTGTCACCATCCGGGCTGGTGGTGATCTCGGCGATGGCCTCAGCCAGCGCCTGTGCATCCTTGATGCTGATCTTGATCTTCTGGGTCATGCGAACTGCCCCTTGATCTCGGCGTTCAGCGGCACGAGGTTCTTGCCCAGGATCGCGTCGGCGCTGTTGATCTCGTGAAAGCGGGCGACCGCGTCGCGGCAGGTCGACGCCCAGTTGGTCGAGCACACGTACTCGGTGCGGGCGATGCGGCCCCGCTCGTTGCGGTGCACGCGGTACAGATCGATCTTGGGGAAGCGGGTGGCCATGTCGGTAACTCCGTAAGTGCGTTGTTGATGACCCCTCTTAGCATGCCCAGCAGGGGGTGCAAACACTTTTTGCAGATTGGGTGAAAAAAGTTCACACTGGGGTTTGCACCACGAGTGCACCACGAGTGCACCACGGTGCAGATGGTGCACTGTGCTATTAGTACCTGTGACTGGGGAGGGGGTATATTGTATCTACAATATATACCACCCCCCAGTGGTACATAAAGGTAAGGTGCACCCAGAGTTGACAAACTGGGGGGTCGGCACTATGGCCGCAAATCCGGAGGAGACAGGCACATGGATGTTATGCAGAAACGGGAATTGGCCAAGACGCTTCGGGGTGTTAGCTATGACGCTCGCACCGACCGGTTCACGGCAGAAATCTACGAAGGAGGGGTGAGGCGTTGGCTCGGGTCGTACCACACGGCGCAGGAAGCCTCGGACGCGTACGCCGAAGCGGCTGCGGTACGCCCCCCTCGTGAGCGGTCGGGCAGCGCGTTCGCGCGGGTCTACGCCCAGTTCCGGCAGGATCACGGCGGGGAGCGGACAGAGCCGCCAGAGGGCGCGGAGCTGGTGTACGACGGGCAGACGTTCGCGCTGGTCGGGGTGACGTGGCGCAACGTCCGGGGGCGGCGCTTCGCCTACCTCGTGTGGGGTAGTGACTGCCAGACGTGCGGGGATGGCTACCGGACGATGACGCCCGCGCCGGTCAGCGTGGCCAAGGGGATCACGCGCAACTGCCAGCTACACACACGGGGGGCGAAAAAGCCCTCGGCCGAACCGCCCAGCCTGTCGGATCACATCGCCGGCAAGGTGGGCGCACTGGCCATGCTCCACGATCGCATAGGGCTGGCTGAGGCGGCGCGGTGGGTTGCTGAGCAGGGTGGGTGGCCCGGCCGGGCTGTGGGTTCTGGTGCAGTGGCCGAACTGATCCGGGCGATGGTTGACGACGGCACGATCTCGGCGGTGATCGACAACCACGGTGACCTGATCTTCGAGTAGGCGCGGGTTGCTGTTTGCGCCCACCGGTGCTACATAGGGCTGCAGGAGCCAGCACGAGGAGCGATACGTGACCGGACGACCGAGTAGCTACAAGCCGGAGTTCGCCAAGCAGGCGTCAAAGCTCGCGGAGCTTGGCGCGACCGATCAGGAACTGGCGGATTTCTTCGAGGTCGATGTTCGAACCATCTACCGTTGGAAGCACGACCACGCAGACTTTTGTCATTCCTTAAAGCTCGGCAAGGATGTGGCCGACACCCGCGTCGAGCGGAGCCTGTACCAGAAGGCTATCGGTTACGAGCAGGACGAGGTGAAAATCTTCATGCCGGGCGGCGCGACCCAGCCGGTCTACGCCCCGTACCGCGCCAAGATCGCGCCGGACACCACTGCGGCGATCTTCTGGCTCAAGAACCGACGCTCGCAGGAATGGCGAGACGCCCGGCTTGTCGGCTCGGACCCGGACAACCCGCTGCCCGCCGGCACCGCGTCGGTCGACGTCGCCGAGCTGGCCAAGCAGCTGCGCAAGCAGAAGCTCGCAGGCGACGCACCGGCTGATGACCCGAAGGACGTGCTGTGAGCCGCGAGCTGGTCCTCGCACCGGTGTGGCTCGGCCTGATCGGCTGGACGGCCCACAGCGGCTCCCTGTGGCCGGTCGCCATCGCCGTGCTGCTGTCCTTCGCAACCGATAGCCGGGAGCGCACCGCGTGATGCAGAACGTCCACGTCCACCGCACCCTGATCGGGCTGGGTCTCATGGCCCTCACCGCCTACGGCATCCACACCAGCAGCAACCTGCTGGCGATCGGGGCCTTCGTCCTGCTCGCCCTGACCCTGTGACACCAGACCTCAAAGTAGTGCCGCTCGACCCGCCCGAATATCGGCGGCCCGAGAAGATGCTTCGCAACATCGCCGACGACATCGAGGCGGGCGTGTATGGCGACGTGTCGTCTTTGGCCGTCGTGCTGTTCGGTGACACGCTTGAAGTGTTCGCGGGCGGGTCCGACGCGTCTGGATCGACGGCGGCGCTGATGCTGCAAGCTGGCGGTCTGCGCATAGCCCGCGAGATCGAGCAGCATGGTCGCTGACCCGCTTGCCCAACAGCTGGCGGCCCTCCCGCCCGACAAGCTGGCGTACCTGCAGTGGCAGATGCGCTGGGCGGAGACGGCACGCCCGCAGCAGATCATGCCCGAGGGCGGCTGGACCGAGTGCGGCGTGCTGGCGGGGCGCGGCTTCGGCAAGACGCGCGTTGGCGCTGAGTGGCTGGGGCAGACCAGCTTCGACGATCCGCAGGCGCTGCCCGCGTGCGTCGTGGCGCCGACCCAGTCGGACGTCCGCTTCACCTGCTTCGAGGGCGAGAGCGGCCTGCTCGCCGTGGTCCCACCCGAGTGCGTGGCCAACTACAACAGGTCCGACCTCGTCCTGACCCTGACCAACGGCGCGACGATCCGCGGCTTCAGCGCGGAAAAGGCCGATCGACTGCGCGGCCCGCAGCACGCCCGCGCGTGGTGTGACGAGCTGGCGGCGTGGGGCAAGGATGCCGAGGACACATGGGATATGCTCATGTTCGGCATGCGTCTGGGCCCGAAGCCGCAGGTGCTCTGGACGACCACCCCTAAGCCGGTGCAGATCGTCCGCCGCCTGACCGCGCCGCAGGACGAGCGCATCATCGTCCGGGGCTCGACCTTCGACAACAAGGCCAACCTGCCCGCGTCGTTCTTCAAGGCGCTCGAGGCCTACGAGGGCACCAAGATCGGCCGGCAGGAGCTGTACGGCGAGCTGATCGACCCCGAGGAGGCGGGCATCATCAAGCGCAGCTGGTTCCGGCTGTGGCCGGCGAGCACCCCCCTGCCCCGCTTCGACTGGATCATCATGTCGCTCGACACCGCGTACACCGAGGCGGCGATCGACAAGAAGGGCGACCCGGACCCGACGGCGTGCAGCGTGTGGGGCGTCTTCCACCATGAGAAGCGGCCCAACGCCATGCTGCTCGACTGCTGGGACGAACACCTCGGCCTGCCAGATCTGATCCGGCGGGTGCGCAAGGAGATGAACACCGCCTACGGCGAAGACGCAGACCAAGCCCTGATCAAGCCCATGTTCGGCAACTCGAAGCCGTCGACCTCGGGCCGCAAGCCCGACATCCTGCTGATCGAGGACAAGGGCAGCGGCATCAGCCTGCGCCAGATGCTCTACGACGTCGGCCTCGAGGCCTATGCCTACAACCCGGGGCGGGCCGACAAGGTCAGCCGCCTGCACGTCGTCAGCCCGGTGTTCGCCCAGAAGCGGGTCTGGCTGCCCGAGAGCCGCAAGCTGCCGGGCAAGCCCATGACGTGGTGCGAGCCGCTCATCGCCCAGCTCTGCGCGTTCAGCGGCGAGGGCAGCATCAAGCACGACGACCACGTTGACGCCTGCACGCAAGCCCTCCGGCTCATGCTCGATAAGGGCCTGATCGACCTCGTCACGCGGAAGGCCGAGCCGGAAGACCCTCGCCGCCGTCGCATTGAGAACCCATACAGCCAATGATTGCGCGGGCGGCCGCCGAGAAGCGGTTTGGCTTCCACAAAAACCATGGTATAGGCCCCGACGGAACGTAAGGACGAGACATGGACGAAGACGAGCTGAACCCGCTGCCGGACCATGACGACGAGCTCAGTGCCGTCGAGGGCGGCGAGTACATCGATCTGGACGATGAGGGCGACGATGTGATCGACACGCCCGACGGCGGTGCGATCGTCCGGCTGGACGAAGACGAGGAAGAGGCGCGCGAGACCGAGTTCTACGCCAACCTCGCCGAAGAGATCCCCGATCCGGATCTGCGCCGGCTCGCCGCCCCGCTGCTCGACCTGATCGCCCGCGACAAAGAGGCGCGCAAGAAGCGCGACGAGCAGTACGAGGAAGGCCTGCGCCGCACGGGTCTGGGCAACGACGCACCGGGCGGCGCGAAGTTCGAAGGCGCCTCAAACGTGGTGCATCCGATGCTCACCGAGGCCTGCGTCGACTTCGCGGCCCGGTCCATCAAGGAGCTGTGGCCGGCTGGCGGCCCGGCCAAGGACCACATCGAGGGCACCGAGACCTCGGAGAAGCGCGCCAAGGCCAAGCGCAAGTCGGCGCTGATGAACTGGCAGCTGACCACGCAGGCCAAGGAAGCCCGCGCCGAGCTCGAGCAGCTCCTGACCCAGCTGCCGCTCGGCGGCGGCCAGTACATGAAGGTTGGCTGGCAGCACAGCGGCAACCGGCCGAGCTTCACGTTCGTCGCGATCGACGACATGCTCATCCCGTTCGCCGCGACCAACTTCTACAGCGCGCAACGCAAGACGCACGTGCAGTACCTGACCCAGCTCGAGTACGAGAAGAAGGTCCGCGACGGGGTGTACCGCGACGTCGATCTGGTGCCCGCGGCCATGGAGCCCGAGATGTCGGCGGCGGCCGTGGCCAACGACCGCATCGAGGGGCGCGACGCGACCAGCTACAACGAGGACGGCCTGCGCGTGGTCTATGAGTGCCACGCCCTGCTGGACCTTAGCGGCAACGACCCCGAGGCCGAAGATGGGGTGCCGGCGCCGTACATCATCACGCTGGACTACGCGACCGGGCAGGTGCTGTCGATCTACCGCAACTGGGACATCGAAGATCCGTCGCGCGAAGAGCTGCTGTGGTTCGTCGAGTTCCCGTTCGTGCCGTGGCGCGGCGCGTACCCGATCGGCCTGCCGCAGATGATTGGCGGCCTCAGCGCCGCCGCCACTGGCGCGCTGCGTGCGCTGCTCGACAGCGCGCACATCCAGAACACGCCGTCCGGCGTGCGGCTCAAAGGCAAGGTCGGCGGACAGAGCCTGACCGTGCAGCCGGGCGAGATCGGCGAGGTCGAAGGCGGCCTCAACGTCGACGACGTGCGCAAGCTGTTCATGCCCATGCCGTACAACCCGCCGTCTGCGGTGCTGTTCAGCCTGCTGGGCTTCCTGATCGATGCGGGCAAGGGCGTCATCCGCACCACGCTCGACGACGTCGCCGACAGCAGCCCGAACACCCCGGTCGGCACGACCCTGTCGCGGCTGGAACAGGCCATGGTCGTCTACAGCGCGATCCACGGACGCCTGCACGACGCCATGGGCCGCCTGCTGCTCATCCTGCATCGCCTGAACGGCATGTATCTGGACGACGAAGACCTCGAGCGTCAGGTCGGCGAGAAGCTGGCCAGCCGCGAAGACTTCGAAGGGCCGATGGATGTCACGCCGGTCAGCGATCCGAACATTTTCAGCGAGGCACAGCGGTTCGCACAGGTGCAGGCCGTCGAGCAGCGCGCCGCGGCCCGGCCGGATCTGTACAACGCCCGCAAGGTCGAGGAGCGGCTGCTCGAGACGCTCAAGATCCCGAACTGGAAGGAACTGCTAGGCCCCGACCCGTCGCCCAAGGAGCGTAACGCCGTCGATGAGAACGCGGCAGCCGCACTTGGCCAGCCGATCGCGGCGTTTGCGGACCAGAACCACCTCGCGCACATCGCCACCCACATGGCGTTCCTGCAGTCGCCGGTGCTCGGCATGAGCGAGCTCATCGCCCCGACCGCGCTGCCCGCGCTGCTCGACCACATCAAGCAGCACATCGTCCTGCTGTACGCCACTGGCGTATTCCACGTCGCCAGCGGCACGATGGGCGAGGACATCGGCGACGCGATGAAGGACGCGCCGAAGGACGACGCGACGCAGCAGGCCCTCGACACGCTGCTGGCCGAAGCCTCGCAGACCGCGATCGAGACCATGACGCCGCAGCTGCAGCAGCTGACAGCCATGCTGGGCCAGCTCAAGCAGATGGCCGTGCAGATGATGCCCCAGCCGCAGCAAGACCCGCGTGTCGCCATCGAGCAGCAGAAGGTCCAGCAGCAGGGCCAGATCGCCCAGCAGCGGGCCCAGATCGACGCCCAGCGCGCCCAGATCGACGCCCAGACTGAGCAGCAGCGGCTGCAGCTGGACGCGCAGCGCCTGCAGCAGGAGGCGCAGCAGCACGCGGCCGGCCTGCAGGCCCAGCTGGTCGCGTCGGCGCAGAGCGCGCAGCAGGAAGACCAGCGCACCGAGGCCGAGATCCAAGCGCGTCTGCTGATGAACCAGCAGGACAACGAGACCGCGATGACCATCGCGGGGGCTGAGATCGCCGCGGGAGACCGCAGCGCGCTGAGCACCGGTACAGGTATCAACCCGTAGGAGACTGACACATGGAGCGAGCATTGACTTTTGGCGAGAAGGCCGTCGGCCTGACGTTCAACCCCAGCAACGACACCGACGTTGCCACGGTCAAGCGGCAGTTCGCCGCCGTGATCGACATGCTGGACGAGCTGCGGCGCACGGCTGGAGCCGCCAACCGCGGCGAGATGGGTCGTCTGGCGTCGATCGCCATCACCGAGGCGCAGACCGCGCAGATGTGGGCCGTCAAGGCCCTGACTTGGAAGGACTGACTATGGCTACGAACAACGCGACCTCGGCCAAGCCGAGCGGCAGCACGCCGTCCTGCAACGCGCAGAACACCAACATGCACAAGCTGATGAAGATGGGCCAGAGCCCGAAGTTCGGCGCCAGTGGTGGGAAGAAGACCCCCGCATGAACTTGGCTACGCTGCTGCAGCGTCTGGAGGCTGAACAGGCGCAATTGGCGCAGGCGGCGCTGCAGCAGCCGGCCGGCCGGGATAGCTTCGAATATGGCCGCGTGGTCGGCATGTTCGCGGGGCTGGACCGGGCGAAAGACGTCATAATCGGCCTTGTGGCCGAGCGCGAGAAGCGCGGATTTGATTTGTAACCTGCTGATAAGGAGCGATAAATGCAGGAATTTGCGATGAACAAGGTGGTCTTTGCCTACGACGGCTTGGAAGACGCCTTTCCTGAGATCGACCCCGGCGTGAAGCCGCTGGGCAGCCGCGTCGTGGTTCAGATCCGACGCGCCAAGCGCAAAACCAAGGGCGGCATCATCCTTGCCGAGGATAGCCGCGATACCGAGCAGTGGAACACGCAGGTAGCCAAGGTCGTCGCGATCGGGCCGCTGGCCTACAAGAACCGCACGACGATGGAACCGTGGCCTGAAGGCGCGTGGGTACAGATCGGCTCGTTCATCCGGGCGCCGAAATACGGCGGCGACCGCTGGAGCGTAGCCACGGAGGATGGCGAGATCGTGTTCGCCATGTTCAACGACATGGACATCCTCGGAGAGATCACGGGCGACCCGCTCGCGATGAAGGCCTTCCTGTAAGGAGACTGAGCAATGGACTTTGGAGCAGCAATACGCGCGCTGAAACTCGGCGACAAAGTGGCCCGTGAGGGTTGGAACGGCAAAGGCATGTTCCTGTACTATGTGCCCGCGGCGTCATACCCGGCGCAGCGCAACACGAAGGGCACGATGCTCGGGGTGTTCCCCGACGACATGGTGCCGTACGGCGCCTACATCGCCATGAAGACGGCACAAAACAACGTGGTGCCGTGGTTGGCCTCGCAGACCGATGTCCTCGCCGAGGACTGGGTTCTTGTGGACTGAGGAGACTGAGCAATGAGTATCGAGAACCTGACCGAGAATGACGACGACGAGCTGATCCCCGTCGAGACCCCTGTCGAGGACACGCCGGTTGACGCTGCGGCGGAAGACGAGAGCGATGACGACGATGGCGCCGAGGACGAACGCCTCGCTGCCAGCGACGACGACCACGATGAGGAAGTCACGTCGGCCAACCGCAACAAGCGCAAGAAGCGCCGTGACCTGCAGCGCCGGGCCCGCGAGCGCGCCGAGGCCGAGATCGAGTACCTGCGGCTGCAGAACCTCGCGATGGAGCGCCGACTGGCGGCCGTCGAGGGGCGCGCAGCGGCCGGCGATGTGAGCAGCCTCGAGCAGCAGCTGGCGCAGGCCCTGCAGGAAGTGCAGCAGGCCGAGCACATCTTCGCCCGGGCAACCGAGGCGGGGAACGGGGAAGACGCCGTGGCGGCGATGCGCATCCGCGACGACGCCCGGGCCAAGGCCATGAGCCTCCAGCAGCAGCGCCAGATGATGTCGCAGCAGACCGCGCGCCCGCAGGTCGACCCGCAGGTCGCCACGCTGGCGCAACAGTGGACTGCAGCCAACCCGTGGTACGACCCGCAGGGCCGTGACCGCGACAGCGCGACCGCCAAGGCGATCGACGCGCAGCTGGCACGCGAGGGCTTCAACCCCGCGACCCGCGAGTACTGGGAAGAGTTGACTGCCCGGGTGGCTGATGCCCTCGGCGAAGATGACGCCCAACCGGCCAGCCGTCAGGCCGATAGCAAGCCCCGCCGCAAGGCGCCGCCGACCGGAAACACGCGGGAGCACGTGCCGCCGAGCACCCGTAAAGAAATTTTCGTGACACCCGAACGGAAACAGGCTATGATCGAAGCCGGTGTATGGGATGACCCAACCCTGCGCCAGCGTTACCTGAAGGCCTATCGGGCTTACGATCAGACTGCGGCTCGCTAAGAAGGAGTGAGACAAGATGACCGACAAGACCGATAATCGCCTGAAGCGTGACCCGGAATTTGATGTAGTTGGACGCCGAGACACGCGGCTTTCTCAGGACCGGGCGGTCACCGAGAAGCGCGAGTTTACCGATGACGACCGGCTCGAAATGTTCCGTAACCAGTTGTTCAACGACGCACTCCCGAACCTGCCGTCCATCGACGGCTATCACCTGTGCTGGCTCACGACGACTAACCCGCGCGACCCGATCCACCGCCGTCTCCAGCTCGGTTACGAGCCGGTGAAGCCGGAGGAAGTCCCCGGGATGGAATATGCCTCGATCAAGACCGGCGAGTACGCCGGGTTGGTAGGGGTCAACGAGATGATCGCGGCTAAGCTGCCCATGGCTCTCTACGAGAGCTTCATGCAGGAAGCCCACCACGTCGCCCCGTTGCGTGAGGAGCAGAAGCTCGCCGAAGTCGCCGACATGATGCGCGAACAGGCCGAGCGTTCTGGTGGCCGCCTGATTGAGGGCGATGGGATCGAGGATCTGCGTCAATCCGCACCCCGCCGTGGCGTGTTTGCCGCGTAGGGGATAGATTGAGACCCTTTTCCTGAAGGAAACGGATATGAGTGCTACCTCTGCCCCGTTTGGTCTTCGCGCTGTGTACTCGCCGAGCGGCATTGTCCGCCCGGCGCAGTACACCATCGCCTCCGGGTACGCGACGGCCATCTACCAGAACCAGCCGGTTCGTATCGCCCCCGCCACCAGCGGCGGCGAAACCGAAGGCACCATCGTCGCGGCCGCTGTGGGCGCGCGTTTCATCGGCACCTTCTGCGGTGTTGAATGGACCGACAGCGATGGCCGCCGCCGGGTCAGCAACAAGTGGACTGCCAGCACCGTTGGCACCGACATCGTTTGCTACGTCACTGTCGACCCGACCATCGTCTACGAAATCCAGAGCAACGCTGCCCTGACCGTGGCCGACATCGGCAAGCAGTACGACTTCTCGGCTGCCTCGGGCGACGCCACCACTGGCCTGTCGTCGCAGACGCTCAACGTCGCCTCGGCGGCCGCGAACGCGTCGTTCCGCCTGCTGGGTATCACGCCCGGCCCCGACAACGCGTTTGGTGACACCTACGTCATCGCGCAGGTCCAGATCAGCGAACATCAGAACGTCGCTGACGTCGCTGCTTACTAAGGAGGGCTGACACATGGCTACCCCCATGCGGAGTACTGATTTCCGCTCCATCGTCGAGCCGATCCTGAACGAAGAGTTCAACGGCGTTTACGACCAGCGTGCCGATGAGTACGCGCAGGTCTTCAAGGAGTTCAAGGGCATCCCCCGGAACTACCATGAAGAGCCGGTGCTGTACGGCTTCGGCGCCGCTCCGGAACTGCCGGACGGCATGCCGGTCACCTACCAGTCGGGCGGCGTGCTGTTCATTCAGCGCTACGTCTACCGGGTCTACGGTCTGGCCTTCGCTCTGACGAAGGTTCTGGTCGAAGACGGTGACCACATCCGCATCGGCCAGACCTATGCTCGCCACCTCGCCCAGTCGCTGGTCGAGACCAAGGAAACCCTTGGGGCGAACATCCTGAACCGCGCGTTCAACGCCAGCTACGCTGGTGGCGACGGCGTTTCGCTGGTCAACACTGCCCACCCGATCTCGGGCGGCACCTTCTCGAACCAGCTTGGGACCGCGGCCGCGCTGTCGCAGACCTCGCTCGAGCAGCTGCTGATCCAGATCCGCAATGCCGTGGACAACAACGGCAAGCGCATCCGCCTGACCCCGAAGCAGATCGTCACCGGTCCGTCGCAGGTGTTTCAGGCTGAAGTGCTGCTGAAGTCGGCACTGCGCACCGGTACCGCCAACAACGACATCAACCCCGTCAAGTCGATGGGGCTGCTGGACGGCGGTCAGGCTAACCTGTCGCGTATCACGTCGCAGACCGCTTGGTTCATCCAGACGGACGCTCCGGAAGGCCTCAAGCTGGCCACCCGCCGTGGGCTTGAAAAGTCCATGGAAGGCGACTTCGAAACCGACAGCATGCGGTACAAGGCCACCGAGCGTTATGCGTTTGGATGGACGGACCCGCGTGGCGTGTTCGGCACGAGTGGGCTGTAGTCCTTTACAGGCATAAGTCCAATGTGGTAGGGCTGGCAGCGGCCCTACCACGGAGGATCGTATGCCGACTAAATGCCTTATCCATAATTGCACAAAGCCCTCCGTTTCGCGGGGGCTTTGTGACACCCACCGCAAACGCGTCGAGAGGCACGGGACGGTAGAGAGCACGCGCCCGCGAGATTGGGGTACCAAGGAGAAGCATCGCCACTACGGGTCGTGGAGCAGCATGCGGCGGTATTCTAAGGCGGAAATGCCGGAGGCGTGGGCCCAAGACTTCTGGACCTTTGTGCGTGACACCCCTCCCCGTCCAGACGGCAGGGCGGTCGCCCAGCGCCCTGACCCCAGCAAGCCATGGGGGCCGGAGAACTTCTATTGGCGGGAACCGCAAACACATCTATCGCGCCGAGGCGGCCGCGCGGCCTACATGCGCGAGTACTCGCGCAAGGCGCGCGAGGCTAATCCAGACTACCACAAGAGTGCATTTTTGCGGCGCAAGTATGGGATAACCATACAGCAGTATCATGAAATGTTGACCGCGCAGGGCGGCGTGTGCGCGATATGCGGAAAAGCCGAAAGCAACGAAATCCGTGGGAAAGTGCTGTCGCTGGCCGTCGATCACGACCACAAAACCGGCGCCGTTCGCGCACTGCTCTGTTCGTCCTGCAACACCGCGCTGGGGCTATTCAACGACGATCCAGCGTTGCTGGACGGGGCCAAGGCATACCTCGCCAAACATCTAGCCACGCCCGCCTAGACGTGATATTACCCGGCAGGCTATAGCAGTTCAACCTTTTGCAAGAGGACACAAAATCATGGGCACTTACGTAACCGGCCCGCTCCAGACCGGCACTGGTCTGGACAACACGGGCGCCGACACCGGCAACGTCGTGCTGTGCGAGACCGCACTGCTCAACTTCGACGCCACGCTGGTCCAGAACCGGACGTTCACGCTTCCGGCTGGTTCGCAGATCCTGCAGATCAACGCGGACGTCCTGACGGCCTTCAACAGCGCCACCTCGGCGACGCTGACGGTTGGCACGGCTGCGGCTGGCACGCAGTACGTCAGCGGTGTCAACGCCAAGACGGCGGGCCGCGCGGCTCCGACGCTCTCGGCTGCGCAGCTGACTGCCATGGCCGACATCGGCACGACCACCTCGGTGGTTGCGACGGTCACCTCGGTCGGCCAGCCGACTGCTGGTCAGGTCCGCGTCACGATCCTGTACGTACAGAAGTGACTTGCCGCTAACGCGGTGGTATAAGCGTGGGGCGGGTTTAGGTCAGGGGGTTCCCAGACGCCCGCCCCGCCTTTTAAGGAGACGCTCCTGTGCGCCCGATCATCAAGACCCTGAGCAACAACATCAGCGGTTCTACGGTCTACACGGACCCCCTGCCGCTCGACATCCACGGACGCCCGGAGGTATCGCTGCAGGTCGCAGTGACCGGCACGGCGAACTGGACTGTGCAGCAGACGCTGGACAACCCCTACACCACCCCCGCGGGAAGCATCACGTGGGTCGACCATCCGGACACCAACATGGTCGCGCAGACGGTTACCCGGCAGGGCAACTACGCCTACGTCCCGTTTGCCGTGCGCTTGGCGCTTGCTAACGGCTCGACGGGTTCGGCCACGCTGACGATCGTCCAGTCTGGCATCACCGGCTAATGTCCTCCGGCCTGTACAGCGGCGTCTCGGGGCTGGCGCTCGGTGTCGGCCTCTATCGCAATGTAGCCGGCTTCTGGTCTGGCGCCTCTGGCCTTGTGACTGGCTGGGGCGGGACCGGCAGCGGGCCGCTGGTGCTCGACCTCGACTTCCTGTCAGGCGTTCTGGACCCGCGCATCACGTTCTCGCGCGCATCGGCCGCGACGTACTTCAACTCCGCTGGGCAGATCGTCTACGCCCCATCGAACCTGCTGAGGTATTCACAGGAGTTCGACAATGCGGCTTGGGTGAAGGTCGGGGTATCCAGCCTGCAGCCTGACGTAGCTATCGCGCCTGATGGCTCGTTATCCGCAGACAAGGTGGTGGAGAACTCGGCCTCCACGTACCATTCGGTAAATCAGGTTCGGCCCGCTGGAACGTACATTATCTCTATCTTCGCTAAGGCCGCGGAGCGTTCTATCATCCAGATTGCCGGGGCCACTAGCACTGCTGACTACGCCAACTTTGACCTAGCCTCAGGGGCTGTTGGAACCTTCGGAGCGGGGGCGGTGGGGCCAACCATTCAAGCGCTGCCGGGCGGTTGGTATCGTTGCGCGGTGCAGCTGCCCCTGAACGGCAACGGGCCTTACTTCTCGATGCAGCAGTCCGCGTCGGCGGCTTGGCTTAACACTTATGCAGGTGATGGCGCCTCCGGCCTTTTCATCTGGGGCGCCCAGCTCGAGCCGCAGGCCACTGTATCTTCTTATATGCCGACGGCCGCGGACCCGTACTACGGCCCGCGCTTCGACCACTTCCCCGACACGCTGCTGCCTCGCGGCCTGCTGCTCGAGGACGCGCGCACGAACCTGCTGCTGAACTCGCTGATCACGGGCGCGAACCTGTCGACGCAGAGCGTGACGGTGACTGCGCAGCAGTACACGCTGTCGTTCTACGGCACGGGGCAGATCGTCTTGTCCGGCGCGGCGTCGGCCACCGTGGTGGGATCTGGCGCGTTCCCGAGCCGGCAGGTGGTAACCTTCACCCCGTCTGCAGGATCGCTGACCCTGACTGTCACTGGCACGGTGCAGTACGCGCAGCTGGAGGCCGGCAACTCAGCCTCGAGCTTCATCCCCACGGCTGGCACTGCCACCACCCGCGCGGCCGATAGCGCAGCCATGGTCGGCTCCGGGTTCAGCAGCTGGTACACTCCGGCGGCCGGCACCATCGTTCTGGGCGCTGAGACGGCATTCACCAGCGTGGCTAACAAGCCGTCGGCCCTGCTGTTCCAGAGCCCCGGCTCAGACTTCCAAGCGCTCAGCGTCAACGGCGGCAGCCGCTCGATCACGTACGACGTCGGGGCCTCCGACTTCCTACTGGACTTCATCTCGCAGTCGTACTCGTCGATGGCCCTGCCGCTGCTGCAGGCGTCGCTGGTCAGTGACTTCGCTGATCCGTACTACGTCTACGGGCAGGCGGCAGCCTACCAGACCGGCAACTTCGCCAACAGCGGCAACGGCACCGAGCCCAGCGTCGATGGCACTGGCAGCGTCCCTGAGGGCATCAACGCGCTGGTGTTCGGCCCGAACGACAACGCCCTCGGGTACGGCGGCTGGCTGGGCTGGCTGCGCTCGGTCACGGTCTATGGCTCTCGCCTGCCTGATGCCACGCTGGCGTCCCTGAGCGCGATAGCTGGCGCCTCCCCGGCGTCGCTGCGGCTGCGCTTCCTGACGGGCCAGTACTATTCCGGCGACACGCCGTTCCAGACGCCGCTGTCGCTGTCGTTCGATTTCCTTTCCGGCCTCTATGTGGTAGACGATCTGCTATGACCGCTTACACCTTCGATCAGCTGATCACCTTCACGCGGACCTCTGCGGCCACCTACGTGGGCAGCAACGGTCTGGTCGCGGTTACCCCTGCCTCGCGGAACCTGCTGACGTATACGCAGGAGTTTGATAACGCGGCTTGGACGAAGTCGAATGCCACGGTCACAGCGAACTCGGCGACCGCGCCGGATGGGACGCTGACGGGGGATACGTTGGTTGCTATGGCGGGGACTGCGGTTCACTGGATGGGCCGGACTGCAACAGTCACTGCCGCAACCGCGTACACTTTTTCAGTTTACGTTAAGGCGGGGACAAGCAACTTCATTCAGTTGCTCAATACTGGCGACGCACAGGCGTTTGCGAACTTCAACGTCGCGACGGGCGCGGTTGACACCACCGGCAGCAAAACCACGGCCTCAATCGTTTCAGTCGGCAATGGTTGGTATCGCTGCATCGTAACCTTTAACACGACAGCCTCGCTTTCAAATGACCATCGATTCTACATGGTTTCTTCTAGTGCGGCCACCTACGGGGAAAGCTGGACCGCCACCGGCACCGAAAGCATTCTCATCTGGGGCGCCCAGCTCGAAGCTGCCAGCGCAGCCAGTACCTACACCCGCAACAACGGTGGCGTGTACCCGCCGCGGTTCGACTATGACCCGGTGACGCTCGCCCCGCGCGGGCTGCTGATCGAGGAGCAGCGGACGAACTTGCTGACGTACTCGGAAGATTGGACGAACGCGGCTTGGAGCAAGACGAACATCACGGTGACTGCGGCGGCAACCACCTCACCGGATGGAACTGTTGACGCACAAAAACTTGAGGCAACCGCCACCGCTGCCACTAGCATTATCGCCCCGACCGCCACTGTCGCGGCGACTGCGGCCACGTTCTCCGTATACGTAAAGCAGGGAACAGGGGCGACAACGGCCAACATCTTCACGCTGCGCAACGCCACCACCGCCACAAACCTTATTCGCGGGACTCTCAATTACAGCACTGGGGTTTTCACCTACACTACTGGTTCAACTGGTGTGACCGCGGTGAACGCTGGGAATGGCTGGTGGCGGATTGTGATGACTGCCACTAGTGGCATCACTTCAGGCGACACAATCCGTGGCTATGTTGGTTTCGACGGCGTCTCACAGACCGCTGGCGACCACCTATTTGCTTGGGGCGCACAACTCGAAGCCGGTGCCTTTGCCACCTCGTACATTCCGACCGTAGCCTCGCAGGTTACGCGGACGGCGGATGTGGCTGCGATCACCGCGCCGATGTTCGCGCCGTGGTATCGGCAGAGCGAGGGGACGTTGGTGGTGAAGCTCACTCCGCGCGGCGTTCCGTCAGGAGGGGCGAACGTCCGCGTCCTCGAGATCAACGATGGCGGTGCCAACAATCGCAATCCCCTGTTGTATGCCTCGTCCGCAGGGTCAACCTACTTCCAATACCGGGTGGGCGGCGTGGATCAGGCTGGCCTTAGCTCGTCTGCTGGATATTTCGCTGCGAATACCACCATCACGGTGGCGAGCGCATATGCGGCGAACGACTTCGCGGCTTCGTTCAGCGGAAGCGCGGCCACGACCGATAACTCCGGTTCTGTCGTCACCAACGCGACGCAGATGACGATTGGCTATGCCACCTCGGCACCCACAGAGGTTCTGTGTGGCCACATCCAGTCCATTGACTATTACCCCACGCGCCTGACTAATGCGCAGATCCAAGCTCTGACGGCGTGAGGAGACGAGCATGACCGCCTATACCTTTGACCAGATCATCGACTTCACCCGCACCAGCGCGGCGACCTACGTGGCGAACACCGGGTTCGTGACGCAGACCCCCGCCTCGCGGAACCTGCTGACCTATACGCAGGAGTTCGATAACGCGGCTTGGACGAAGACGAATGCGAATGCGTACCCGTTCGATCCAGCTTCGGCTACGCTCGGGCCGGAGTTGGTCACGAATGGGACGTTTGATAGCGGGACTACGGGGTGGACAGACATTACCGGATCGTGGGCTGTAACGGGCGGCGCGCTCGCCGGCACATCCATCCCTGCCAGCGCGTATGGGCCGTACAGCAATGGTGTTGCTACTGCGGGCCGCATCTACCTCGCCACCTTCACAATTACTGTCGCGAGCGGATCGCTTTTGGTTCGCGTGGGTAACACTGAAAGCTCCGCCTACTCGACTGGCGGAACATTCTCGCAATACTTCACTGCGACGTCTAGCGCGGCAACTATCTTTCAGCTTCGGGCGGGTGGGGCTGGGTTCACTGGCACCATCGACAACGTCTCCGTCCGCGAGGTTATCGGCGGCCTGATCACCGCGCCGGATGGGACGCTGACGGGGGATGCCCTTGTGGCAAACCCCGGTGCTGCGGTCCATAACGTAGGCCAGAACACTAGCGTCACGGGCGCGCCTTACACTTGGTCAGTTTATGCCAAGGCGAGCACAAGTAACTTCATGCAGTTAGTCCATACGGCGAACGCCAACACGTATGCAAACTTCAATCTCGCTACTGGCTCGGTTGGCACAGTTGGATCATTGGCAACGGCAACGATGACCTCAGTCGGCAACGGCTGGTATAGGTGCTCTCTGACGTTTACGCCGAGCACTGGATCATTTATGCGTGTGGCCATGATCTCGTCAGCAACCGCTGCGTTCAACGAGAGCTGGACCGCCACCGGCACCGAAAGCATCTACGTCTGGGGCGCCCAGCTCGAAGCCGCCAGCGCAGCCAGCACCTACACCCGCAACGTGGGCGGCGTGTATCCCCCGCGCTTTGACTACGACCCGGTGACGCTCGCCCCGCGCGGGCTGCTGATCGAGGAGCAGCGGACGAATTTGCTGCTGCGGTCGGAGGAGTTTGATAATGCGGTTTGGGCGCGTAGTGGAAGCGGTGCTGCGGCGGTCCCTGTTGTGACCGCGAATGCCGGTATATCGCCGGACGGCACTATGAACGCAGACCGTGTTCAGTTTGACTGCACCGACAACACCAACGTCAATAACCGCAGTTCCCTCACCCAGTCGGTAACTGTAGTCAACGCCGCGCCGTACAGGGGTAGCCTTTACGTTAAAGCGTTTGACGCTGGAAATGTTGGAAAGACGATCCGCATCACAAGTGACGGCCTTGGGACGGTAGTCGCCACCCTTACTGCGAATTGGACTCGCGTTGAGTTTGGTGGAACTTCGACTTTCACCGGCACCAACTACATCATCGAATGCCGCGGAACCTACACGACGCAGACCGCTGACGTGTTGATCTGGGGCGCACAACTCGAATCCGGTGCCTTTGCGACCAGCTACATCCCCACGGCGGCTTCGCAGGTTACGCGGACGGCGGATCTGGCTACGGTCACGGGGGCGAACTTCTCGCGGTGGTATAACCAGTCGGCTGGCAGCTTTGTTATTGAGTTCCAGACGCTTGTGACCGGAGCGGTTCCTACCTCTTTGTTTGCGCTGACTGCTGATGGAAACACTTCGAAGCGGTTTGTTTACATCGGCTCTGGTGCCGAGCAGGCGTCAACTTTTGACGGCACTACGATCCTCAGCGCGGCTGGGGATGTTACTGGCTCGGTGGCTAAGGTCGCCAGCGCCTATGACGCCTCTGCCCGCGCTATCGTGTCTAATGGCGGGGCTGTGACATCTGGGGCTGTGGCCGCCGGTTACTCGACCGCTTCGTCGCTTAACATTGGTGGCGGTTTTGGCGGCAACCTCTCTGTCGGCCACATCCGCCGCATCCGCTATTATCCGACGCGGCTGAGTAACGCCCAGTTGCAGGCGCTCACGGCATGATCGCCCTAGCTATCTTCGCCGCCCTGCAAGTGGCCGATGTAACCCTGACCACCCTTATCCTGCGTAGGGG